CTATCTCAACCCGGTTAGGATTCTATACAATCCCGCAAGGGCCAAAGCGCCAATAACTGTATTGATAATTTTCCCTTTGACGCTCGACGTTCCTTTCCGAAGATCGCGGAGAAAATGCATATCTTTCTGGGCTTCCAACGGTTGATCGACGTCCACGCCGAGAGTCCGTAAAACTTCTCGTGCCCCTTCAGCCCCACTTTCACGCGCAACCTCTCGCAACTGATCTTCAGTCAATTTCCTCTCCTCGAAATCCTATTTGAACTGTTTGGTACCATTGACCACATCGCTGAACGCGGGCATTTGCTCTTCCTAGCGCCTGATCGGTGCGGAGCAAGGCAAGGTCCAGCGGTTCGCCTTCTCGAACGCCAGAGCGTTCTTTCTTACGGCAGTCTGTGGGATAGTCGGGCAACTCTCTGGTTGCCTGTGTCTCTGCGGTTTGCGTTGCGGCCGCTCGCAATCGATCGTCAACGGTTGCGCAACCGCTCAATAAGATCAGGCTGCACAACGCAACTGTCCTCCACAGTCGAAACATAATGCTCCAACTCCTGTGATGCGGCTTCCGCTTCCACGTTGGCCTTTTCAATTAGGGAGAGAAAGCGCCGATTGGCTCGATCGGTAACGACCTTGCGGCGTTTCAATTCTTCAAGCTGAACACGTGCTGCGGTCAATTCCGCCTCTGCCACGTATTCAACAATGGCCTTTCGAACCGCGCTCGACTTGTCGACCTGATGCCAAATGAAAAGGCCGCCTAAAACGGCGGCAATGGCAAGGGCTGAACAAGCGGCGCGGCTCTGAAGGATCCAGGCGGCCAGACCCATTATCTAAGGCCTTCCAAGCACATCCTGTGCTCTGCCGAGCGGCGGTTGACCAGGCCCTTGATCGTTCGGCCGCCTGCCTTGTTGAACCAGGTGGCCGCATTGCAAGCGCCTTTGTAATCGCCACTGTTCAGACGCTTGCGCGCTGTTGACCTGCAAAAGGCCCCTACCCCAATGTTGTAAGTCAAGCTCACGAACGTGACATAGGACTTGGGAGGAATGGCGTCAGGGTTTTTCAGACACTTGCGCATGCCGCGCTCGTGTTTCTTGAGCGAGGCCAGCAACATTGCGTCACATTCGGCCTTTGTGTGCCTGTCCCCCATCTTCACGCCGTAAGTTTCGCCGTAACAGACGGTTGGCACTCCAACGACATCCTTATAGGCAACCAGGCGCAGGCCTTCCCAAGCACCCACAAGAGCAATTGCGGTCGCGCCAACAGTTCCGGCCAGGCGGGTTTTACGTCCCATCTTTCATGTCCTTTTGAACGAGTATGCGGGCAGCGAATGCGCCGGCAGTGGCAAGAGCCGAGAGAAGCGCCAGGCGTCCCGGCTCGATAGTGTCGCCCAGGAAGGGCAACGCCACTTCAGCGCCAGACAAAAGCGCAGCAAGCAGCATCAGGCGAACGCTCCATGCCCTTGCCAGGACACGACGCCAGCCGATTTTCAATTTCATGATTGATGACCTTTGGAGAGAGTTAGGCGGGCGCGGCCAGAGCCATGGCCAAGACCAGCGCCCACCACAGAGCACCCAGGAGCATTTCAGAAAGTGTGTTGCCTAGGGACGTTCGGAACCGCAGTTCATAAGCACCGACACCGAGCAGGCCGAGCGGGACCGCCGCGAAGGCAAGCCAATACGATGCACCAGACCAGAGCGACCAGGCGGCGAGCATCAGCAACACGAAAAGCCCGGGGCGAAGGAACAACGCTACATAGTCAGACCCGAATGACACCAACGACATTGCCCGGACGAAATTGGCTGTCGCGTTGCTTGTGGTCTCTCTGTTCTTCGTCGTGCCGGCGAAGATCAAACCACAATCCTTAACCGGGCACGGCCCAGACAATGAAACCGACCAAAACAACAAGACCAAGGTGAGAGCCCTGGAAGGAACTGGTCAAACCGGCGAAGATGACGGCCACATAAAAGAGTGCGCGCCCTGGAAGCGGGTCAGTCAGTTTCGGCATGCTACCGCCTCAGATCCGGTTGAAGACCATGAACACGGGCAGTGTTGCCAGCCAGACGAGAGTCACCGAAAGCATGAGCATCCTTTCGGACATAAAAAAACCGCCTCAAAGGCGGTGCAAATGGATCGGATCAGAAGTGGTTCAGATTGTCAGATAGTAGGCCCAAAGATCGTCAATCACTTCCGGCGTATATCCCAGGGCTGGACCCAATTGCGTGACAAGCGGATGTGTCCGCTCAAATGTGTCGGCCGTGCGCCACTCGATATCAGCAACAGCCCGTTCTGCCGGATTGCTAATCTTCGCGATAATGGACGCAACATCGTCCTCAGTTGTTCCGCTGTGAAACAAGCCGAGCCTAATTTGCCTTGAGGTAAGCGGGGGCATTGCGGTGCGGATTTCATCGGCAGAGGGCGGCACCCATTCAGGTATGACGCCCCCCGCATCTAGCCAAGCTTGGGCTGCCGCGATGACTTTGATGTTCCAAGCATTATTCTCACCCGGCCTAATGCCTGTCAGAAGTTCCTCTTCAAGACCATCAGGATATCGAACGCGGTAGTTCGCCGTCCCAACGACTTTGGCCATTGCCGTTTCCGTGTGGTCCGTTTCCCAATGTGGTTCGAACCCAATAAATTCAATGATATCAGCGTTCATTATGCAACTCTCTGATAAATAGCGCGGTTACTGGAACTAACGCCCTTGTGACGCCAGGTGCCTGTGACACTCGACCCAAGAGGCTGGCCGGAGTCGCTAGTATAGAAGTCATTTGTGCTACCAAGCCGTATGGCCTTCGAAGCATTCCTACTCGGTAACGGCCCATAGGCTCCCAATACTGTCCCGATTGGGAAATTTGTGTTGTCTCTGGTTGAGCCATCATAAACTAGGGCAAGTTTATGAAATCCGCCGTCGTTCTCTTCAGCCGCAAACGCGTTTGCACTGTCATCCCAGCCCAAAGCTCTCCAAGTGTTGGAATTGTCGTCGTAGTGCTGGAGCCAACTGTCCCCACCACCGTTGTCACCAACAAACATCTCAGTGGTTGCATGAACGCGACCTGAGACCTTCACACCGGAACTGTCTGTCGTGAGCTTTACGGAGTTGTCATAGTAGAGCAAAACTCGGTCGTGTTCGAAAAGCGCACAGGAGTGGTTCGTACCGGCGCTGTCTTCATCCTGAATGTAAACACCGCTTGAGTTTGAGTGGTGCCGGTTCTGAATGTAGAGGTGGCCGGTATTGTTCCAGATGTAACTGTTTGAACCGTTGTGGCCGATACCGAGGTCGGCGCCGTTGCCCCAATAGGCATAGAAATTATCTTGCCACTCTGTATGCGCCGAAATGTCCCCAGTCGGCCCTGGTTCCCCCTGCGGTCCCTGTGGTCCAATTTCCCCCTTCGCCGCAATCAAACCCCAATCATCAGGCGAGATACTAGGGTTCTGGCCAACGTTGACCCGCAACGAAATGTAGGATGAGCCGTTATAGGTCACCGTTTCATCGGCGTTATAGGTAACGCCAGAAGACCAAAGGCCCATGTAGGTCAAGCCCGGATCGCCGGTTGCGCCTTGAGGGCCTTGCGCTCCTTGCGGACCTTGCAAGCCTTGATCGCCTTGAATTCCCTGAATGCCTTCCGGCCCCTGGACCCCTTGTTGACCCTCCGGCCCCTGAATACCCTGTTGACCTTGTAAACCCCGCTCGCCCTTGGCCGCGACCAAATCCCATTCGATAGAAGCGTCATCGGGCGTCACATTGGTATGACCTGCCACACACAGAAAGTAGGATCCGTCAAAAGAGACCGTGTCGTTCGGATCATAGGCAACCAGATTTGACCATACGCCCCGGTGGTTCATGCCAACCGGGCCGGGATTACCCTGCGGCCCCTGTGTGCCTTGCAACCCTTGCGGGCCACGGCCGAAAGGAACGCCAACAGACCAGGCACCGACCGCGTTTGAAAGCTTCCAGTATACCTCGCCAACTTCCACATCGAGAAACGAGAAATTCGCCGGCTCCGCATTGTAGGCGGCTCGATCAGCGGTCAAACCGGAAGCATCAGGCTCAAATGCTTTTCCCACCGGTCCTTCCGGCCCTTGCGGGCCTTGTGGACCAATGAGGCCTTGTGACCCTGTCGGACCGGCTGGCCCTTCCGGGCCTCTTGGACCTTCCGGCCCCTGAAATCCGGTTGGACCGCGCGGACCTTCATAGCCAAGTGGCCCACGCTCGCCTTGCGGGCCTTGCGCCCCTTGCGGCCCCTCGGCTCCTTGCGGGCCGGAAGGCCCCTGATTGCCAACCGGTCCTTTAGGTCCCTGCTCTCCTGGCAATTGAGCGATTTCCAACACCTGCTGCAATGTTGGCACATCAGAATTTTCATTTGCCTCAAGCGCATTGATCAACCGGCGGTTTGCCAGATCATAACCGCCGTTTTTCTCAATCAAAGCACGGGCAGCAACCGACTGCATGTTGATCGCTGTGCGATCCATCGCCCTTTCCATGACGGCCGGGTCAATCTCGCCGCCAGCAAGGCTGTAAGGCTGATCGTAGTCGCTGACCAGGATCACTGTCAGCTTTTCGTCAATTTGAAGATCAGCCGCTGTAAAATGGACCGTACCGGTAGAGAAATCACCGCCTGTAAAATACCAGTTGCCCGGTGACTGCTGATATTCCCAAAGGGTGGTTGACCCTTGAGCATCCGTATGGGTGACCTGAAGATTGCGTTCATCGACAAACTGGAACGGCAGATCGGCACGATCCGTCACACCGTCGCCCATCACCTGGACGCGGCCTTCTTCCAAAGCTGCTATTGTCATATTTGATTTTCCTAGAGAGTGCTCACGTGAAGCAAAGCTTCACCAAACGCAACCCACCGACAGAAAAATCGAGTGGGACGTGAGTTTACTTATGAGTAAAGTGCAAAAATTTATTATAACATCAAAATTTAATTCATAATATATTTTAAAAAAGATAGAAAGAATATAATTTTACCAAAAAATACTATCTAATTTCTAAAAACCAATATTGAAGCTAGAGTATTATTTAAGATCAAAACACATCAGTCGTCTATGATCTCCATTGCCGCCGCACTGATCAGCTTTTCATCTTCGAACCACACTATCAAACCGAGAGCGTCGTAATCGAAGGGCGTCTGAACCGAACCATTTTCATAAAGGACGCCCACGCCGATCTTGTCAGGGTCGCTTCCCATATGCGCGATGAGTTCCTCCTCGGACATTCCAATCAGGTTTTTGCCGCGAAACCCAAAATAGTCTTCACATTCAACAGTTTGAATCAGTCCATGTTCGGTTGTCACCGATTTTACAAAGTCCTGAATAATAAAGCTCCCCCATTCCTCCGGCGTTGTCCCTTCCGGCACATGGAGCTTCAATTCAAATCGTTCGATAAAGTTTTTGATCGGTGCACCAAACTTCATTGGTCCCACGCCAATTCCAGGGATCCATTCCCATTTCAAATCGGTCATCTCGCGCCCTTTCCACGTCGACTGTGAGCTTCCCCGGACTTCGCCTTTTGAGCTGCATCTTTGGCACGCCGAATCCTATCTCTCAGCTGTGTCTTTTCTCGCCGCGACGTCGAATGCTTTAAAGCCGCTTCCAAATCCATGGTTTACCGATCGCTCTGCCGCTCTCGCCTTACAGTCCTAGCTTACGTTGTAACTGCTTGCTTTCCGTGCTCCAGCTATCAACGGCAAGCTTTGGTACAAAATCAGTTGAACAACTCAGCATGTGTTTTCGATGGAAAAAATTTGTTTACTCAATTGAAACTATTCAAATTAAATACATAAAATAGCGATTTCATATTTGACAAATATTCCTAATTACTATTTTTTCGACAAAAAAAGTACAAAAATTACTCAATCTCCACAATCGGATCATCAAATCCTATGATATCAATTACATGATCATCTAACAAAACTATGTAGTGATTTAGCTCAAGATCTTTCCTGATACCTTCAGTCATCTTGTGATATTCATTGAAAAAATCACCGTCCGTGACCTTCTAAATATGCGAATAACCCACATCCAACGCATAGAGGTCATGAAGAGTTCGATAGGCATCACCTTCATCCATGACACGGTAGCAATCATGTCTCCCAAACCTGATTTTCAGGAATCTCCCTTCATTGAGATCCACTCTGAGGGTTAGGTATTCCAGATCATCCGTAAGCTGGTACAGAAAAAAGAAATGGTACAGATCAATATTTTCCAAAAGCTTGTCAGCTAACATCTAATTCAACCCCAATTTCAAAACGCCAATGAATACTCAGGATAAGCTGACTTTGTTGCTCATACCTATTCAGATCATCTCAGTCGTCTATGATCTCCATTGCCGCGGCGCTGATCAGCTTTTCATCTTCGAACCATACTATCAAACCGAGCCCATCGTATTCGAATGGGGTCTGAACCGAACCATTTTCATAAAGGACGCCCACGCCGATCTTGTCAGGGTCGCTTCCCATATGCGTGATGAGTTCCTCTTCGGACATTCCAATCAGGTTTTTGCCACGAAACCCAAAATAGTCTTCACATTCAACACTCTCAACCTTGCCAAGGTCAGTTGCCACCGACTTCGCAAAATCTTGGATAGTGTAGGATCCTAACCCCGTGGATGTTGTACCTTCCGAGACCCTAAGCTTCAAATCGAAACGTTCGATATATTCTTCGATCGGTGTGCCAAATTTTATTGGACCGACACCAACACCAGGGGTCCATTCCCATTTCCAATCGGTCATCTCGACCCCTTTCCTCGGCGGCTATGTGTTTCCCCCGATTTTGCCCGGCGTGCGGCATCTCTGATGCGATCTATCTTGTTGTACAGCTTCTTTTTTTCCCGCCGCGACGTCGATTGTTTCAAAGCCGCTTCCAAATCTTTTGTCTGCTTCTCTGCTTTGTTTATCGCTCTGCCGCGATCGCCATGCGGCCCGTTTTTGCTGCTATCCGTCGCTTTCTTTCCACCATTCCCGTTCTTTCTTCGTCGCTTTGTTTCTGCCCCATTTCCTTCATCCGGTCTTCTGTTTTCAAGAAGACTAGGATCCTCGTGGGTCTCAGTTCCAGGGGACCGCCCCTGCCTAAGTCCTGGAAACATCAGACGCTTAATGACGCCCTCGAAGCCACTGGCAGCTTCATCTGGCGTTGCTCCGAAGTAGAACCCGGTCGGCTCATCTCTTTCCAGCGGCCCCAAGCGAGGTAAAAGAGAGATACCCGGTCGCGGTGACACCCTTTGAGCATACTGCGCCCCAGTATACTTGTAGTGAGATGACTGCCCGATAAGATCGACACCATTCAGCAACTCGCTTGGAGACGCGTCAACACCAAGGTAACCCGGTGGAGACACTCGCCCCAGCAAATCCCGGGAAGTTAGCGCTATGGATGAGCCACGCTGCGGGTAATCAAGATCAAACCTTGTGCGTATTTCCCTTTCTCGTTTTCCTCCATTCGCACGCGCCAATCGTGAGGCGGCCTCTTCAGGAGAAAGGCCAAACCGGTCTCTCAAAAGGTGCCATTTGACACGAGATGCCCGAAAGCTCTGTTGATAGGGTTCCTCTGCAATTGAACTGATGCCCAGATCGGCTAGAGACCCGAGGCTCTCATATGCCGTTTTCACCTTGTCATCGGCATCGCTTTCCAGATCCTTCTTCAAAGAGGCGGCATATGGCCTTGGCAACACTCCTTTTTCTCGCGCGATCAGGCGTACCACTGCGCCCTTGTCGGCTTTGCCGTCATCAAGAAACGCAAACGCACGGTCGCTCAGCGTTTGTCGATCCAGCGCCTCGATCTCGGCGCTTCCATCGGAATTAAGCCACTTCAAAGCAGAAATGTTTATGCTTTGTTCTTCTCTAGCAAAAGTTTTAAGATCATTCAACTGCACTTTTTGGTGGGGTGTCAGAGCGGTGTTTGCGTCGATTTCGCGCGGATCAAAAAGCCCGTGGGTCTCTTCAATGCGCCTTTCGATACGTTCGGCTTCAGCGGCCGACGCGCCGGATTTCTCAGCAAGAGTGCCCATATAGATCCGCTGCAGAGTGGCGTCGGACAGGCCTTGAAGCTGCTCAGACCATTCAGGATCTAGATCTTCACGCTTGTTGTCTGAGGCGTCTTTCCGCGCCCCATTGACTGATAAGACATCGGCAGTTTCGTTGCCGCGAACTCCAAGTTCTGCTTCCAGAACACCGAGGCGTTCGTCAAGGGGGCGCGCTCCTATCCAGGTTTCGGCCACTCTTTCCTTGATCCGCTGAAACGCTGTGTCTTTGACCCGGGCAGGCAAGGGCACCGACCTTAAAAGCGTTTCTGCTCTTTTCAGCGCACCAGCGGCCTGCGCCGGGTCCCTGCTCACCTCCTCAATGAGAAGCTCTTCATCTTCCGCCAGTCCGTGCTGGAAGTACTTCTCGTTTTCGGCAGCCTCAATCGCCGCAAAACCACTCACATACCGGTCCCGGTCTGTCTTGAAATTCTGCTCGGCGCGCGTCTTGCCTTCCTCAGAAAGCCCCCTCAGGCTCTCAGCATGTTCCTTTTCGAGAAAGGCAACCATGTCTTCAGTGTAACCAGCGCCGCCAGGCCTGTTCCTGGCGCGTTCGGCAATGGAACGCTCTGTCACCCGGCTCCGGATTTTTTTCTGCCGGTTTCGCTCCTCGGCTTCGTCAATCTGATGCTGACGTTTCTTCGCATCCTGGGCCACTTGGGCCGTTTGGACCGCAGTGCCTGCAAGGCTTGCAAAGTCCTGAGCAGAGCTGCGTATTTGTCGGCCAAAGCCTTGCGTTGCCACGCCGACAGCCGTATCGGCGACCACTTGCGGGCTGCCAACACCGGGAAGGCTTTGTGTGCCGGAAAATCTTTGCAATCTCGCCATTGAAAAATCCAATAGATGAAAATTGACTGTCCGAAGGCTTTGATCAGCCGCTGGACAGGCTGTAAACGGTTTTGCCGAGGGTGGTGAAAGCGCTTGTCGCTCCGCCAAGTATCGCGCCCGCAGCGCCAATCTGGCCGGCTTTACGGCGTGACTGCGCCCGCTCCCGGGCGGTCCTGGCCTCGAAGGTCAGATTGTCCCGTTGCCCTTCAGCCCGATACCGGATGGCCTCAATGTTTTGCGCCGCTTCATAAGCGTTGTCATCGGCAACATCCGTGAGAGACCCTGTCTCAGACAGGCCCCGTTCTGCCCCGGCGGCTCTGTTGTATCCACCGGCTCGGGTAAACTGTTCCAGGGTGCGCCGACGCTCAAAGGAGGCTTGCGTTTGATTGACACCTTTTTGCCGGTCGGCCAGTTCGGCCCTGCGTTCTTCTGCCTTGGCTTCCGCATCCGCTTGCTGGCGAATGCCTTGGGCTTGCACAACGCCGCCCGCCAGCGATCCCGCAATGGAAACCGCTGCCAATACTGCTGGATGGCACATATATTATGGCTCCACGTCTCGGCCAAAGTTGATGGCCAGAATTGTTGATGGTTTTCCGCCACTGACTTCAAGTGACAGTTGCCCGCCGTCCTGCCAGCGCGTCTCAACGCACTGGTTAAGAACGCCTGACCGCAATGGCGCTGGCTCGCCGGAAGGGTCGCCCGCGCGGTAATAAACCAGCTCGTCCAGATAACCGTCTTCCGACCCGGCCCGGAGCGATCCGGTCTGCTGAACGGCAATCTGGCAGCTATCAACGCGCATCTTGCGGCCAAGGGCCGACCCGTCTTGCGCCGCAATCGGATAGGGCAAGGTTTTGGCTTGTGCCGTGACATTCAGGCCGATCAGGATATCTTCCGCCGTCTGGCCATTGGGGAGACTGACTTCCCCTCCGTCCACGGTTGCCGGGTAGTCCGTTCCATCGGCAAAAAGCACAACCTCTTCGCCTTCCAGATGGCTCAACCCTGTCACCGTGTTTGCCGGGACGCCGCTATAGAGCGCCGCACAGTCAAGATGCCACGCCTTCTCGGCTGCGCCGTCTTGAAACGGCCTCTGCATGATTTCGATATAGCGCCGGGTCGCACCGTTGATGGTTCGCCGGACTATCAGCCAAACCTCATCAGAACCGCTACCGGTGAGATCGGCCAGGCATTCCACCGGGCCGCCAAAGTCATGACGGTGCATGCCATAGACCTGCTGCTGACGTTCATAGGTAAAGCCGACGACGCTGCCCTGTTTGTCCCAGGCCCAGATAATGCTGTCAGGGTATTGCTGATAACAGGCACCTGAAATTCCGGGACGGAAAAGATGAGACTGCACCTCGCTGACCGATTGCGACACCCGGCCATCGGCGCCAAAGTCATAGGCCATCTCCCGCATATCGGTGCCATAAGGCCCGAAATAGAGAAGAACAGACCCAACCTTTATCGGGCTGACACTATTGGCGCCAAAATTGGTCTCCGGCCGTTGCTCGACATTTTCCGGGCCGAACGGGTCCTGATCGGTTGCCTTACCAACGGCACGCACAGCCTTTGAAGTCCCGACAATCAGATCATTGTCATCGACCAGCCACTGAATGCGGTTCACCTGGCCGGACAGGATACCAGCGGTAACGGCATCCGAAGCCTCAAGAACATGCGACACACCGAAATTGGTAAAATCCTCGGTCTGGCTTTCCCAGACCTTTTGCGGTTCTTCCAGAGTTCCGGCAAAGGCAAGCCGGCTCTTGTGCCAACCAACGGTTTCCGGCCAGCCTGTCGTGCCGCTCCAGGCACCCAGCCGCCAGGCCGTTTGTGCCTTGGTGTCAAGCAATGCTTGCCCATAGAGCTGCACTTTCACCACTGTGCTGGAGCTTCGACTGACGATCTTGAACCAGCGCCAGAAACCGTCGGAACCGCGAAACCGGATGTGCCGGCCGACATCGGAGGATTGAAACCCGGAACCGCCATTCACACCGGCGGCACTCGACGCCGCCAGGTTGAAGGCCGTCTGGTTCTGGCCGGCCTGGTGAAAGACGATCTGGCCAATGGCCGAGTTGTCGCCATTTGACCCGCCCCCTTGCTTGAAGCTCAGCCGGTAGTAACTGAACGCCGTTTCATTGTGAAAGGCATATTGCCGCCATTCATTGGAGGCCCAGGTGTCCTGCCCGTCTTGCGTATCCAGGATCGTCCAGTTCGAACCGTCATTCGACGCCTCGATGTTCCATTGCCAAGGCATGTCGTCGTTTTGGCTGTTGTCATTCGGCGCCTGCAGCATGTAGGCATCAATAACAACGGGACTAGCAAAACGATATTGCACCCAACCCGATGCCCCACCGGACAAGACCACCTTGCCTTCCGAGCGATTGAACACTTGCCAGGCCGCCGTGCTGTTATTGGATGCGCTCACAGTGCCGCTCGGCGCCGTGTTGGATGTCATGTCCGGAACCGGATTACCAAGCCCGGATGGCTTCAGACTGGTCGGGGTGATGTTCACATCCAGATACGGCCCGTCCTTGAATGCAATCGGACCGATGGACCAGGACGTCTCGGACTGACGTTTAAGCGCCTGAGGTGCGATGCCTCCGCCGGTGATGAACAATGTGTCCGTGGATTGAACAAACTTCAGACCGGGCAGGTCCGACAGAGTATAAGGCGTTGAAACCTCAACACTGCCAACGCGGCCTGCGCTGGTATAGACCCGAAAATACAGGTGGCCGAATTCCAGCATGTAGTACTGGCCGTTACCGAACTCGAACGGGATCAGCCAGCCGCCCTGGCTGCTGTTTTTCATCTCCCCGATGAATTTGGTTCCACCTCTGCGGCGCAAGCCGCCGCGTTTTAAGGTGATGAAGTTTTCGCAGCGCTCAAGTGACGAGCGGAACAATTCCAGATCGGAGCGGTAAATCAGCTCCGGGTCCAGTTCACCGCGGCTAAACGTGGCTTGCAGATGATAGCTCATCGGTTCGTAATGATTTCCAGATCGATTGCAGGAAGCGGTGTGCCCTGCCCTGTGTCGTAGCTCCCGGCCTTGTCAAAGGCTTCGGTGGCCGCCTGACGCAGGGCCTCAGCGCGGCTGTTCTTGCCCGTAATCACATGAGCGCATCCGGCAGCCAGAAACAGCGCAAAGCCGTGCACGAAGAGCGGTGCAAATTCGGTTTCGCGTGTGACACGCCGCACGTATCGAAGGGGAAACGGCGGCGGCTTGTCGGTCATGATCCGCTGTCCGATCACTTCAAACTTGAGGATCTCGCCACCCGGAGCTCCATCGGCGGTTTGCTGTGGCAAACGCAGGGCATCCGACGGTTTCTTGTATTGATAGGCCCATCGAAATGGCGGCTTCCCGGTCTCAACGGGTAGATGTGTCAGCGTGGTCGCAAAATCCCAGTCATGCATGGCAAGATAGGCATCGCGATGCGCGGCGTAGTGGTTCCGGAACCAGCGTGAGGCAACGGATGAAAAGTCGAAATCCCGTATCGGTGCTTCTTTCAAATGCGCAAGTGCCAGGTTCGCCATCTCCACGGACGTGTGAACGGTTCCAGTCATTCAGCTCTGCTTTCTGTTGATGTCAGGCGGCAGGTGGCAGGGTCATCTCGGCTTCATAGCCTTCAAGAGCCCGCACCGCTTCTTCCTTGTTGTCAGCTTTGACACCGGCATAATCCGCTGCCATGGCCTGTTGGGTCTTCCAGTGTTCCTTGCGCCAGCCCGCCGGCAGCGGGCGGCCAAAGGCTCCTCCGGCGGCGCTCTTTTGCTTGCGGTTCCAATCGGCGGAAATCACATTGTTCAAGGCATCGCGCTGCTGGTCCTTTCGGCTCGGCTCAGTCCCGAACCGATCCTCAAAATCCCTGGCATGGTTTTCTTCAAGCCGCTGCAGATGCTTGAGCCGGCGCATAATGATCTCGTCCATTCCAGACCCTTTCGTGAAAAAGAAAAGGGCGGCCAAAGCCACCCATTGTGATCAAATTGTGTTGGTAGTGTCTCAGCGTTCAATTTGCGGCAGGTGGCCCGCCCCGGGTCTGCGGTAGCAAGCCCGCTGGTGGTGAATGCGGTTCGCGCTGCTTTGCAGCAGCTTCGCCTGCAGCCAGCCGCCGCGCCCTGACCTGTTCTTCGGCTGCCAGAACATTCACCTGAAAGCGATCTGTCACCTTGTGCCGAACACCCGTCTCATCATCGTAGAGCAGCGTCATACGCGGGCCATAGCCATCTTCATCCGCCACGCCTCGGGCCCTGTCGTGTCCGGTGTGTTCGTTGGGAGTCAGGTACCACTTGCTCGCTTTGATACCCTCACTGGCCAGAACGGTCTCTACGTTTTCACGCACATAGTGGCGGTCCTCGCCATCGATATCCGGATAGGCGGTCTCGACCGGATATTTCAGAACCGTTCCCTCTATCTCTGGCGAATAATTGGAAAGAGACCATTTCTGCCGGAACTTCCAAAGCGCGAATTCATGGGCGGCCTCCCGGTGACCGTCCATCTCCAGATAACTTTCCAGAAGCATGTCATAATAGTCTTTCAGCGCCTCGGCTTCTTCCTCCGGACTGGTGCCGAGCCGCTGATAGCGGTCATAGGATGTCTTTCGCGCGAACGGATCCTCTTTGTCGATCTTCCTGGAACCTTCCCCATTCGCGTCCAAAGGATTGGCCAGAACCGGCTGCAGTGCACCATCATCAACATCACCTTGCGGGGCCACGATGGCTTCGGGCTCCACCGAACCATCCGAACCAGGCGCCAACTGCTGATGTCCGCGCTCTTCATCGGATCGGCCCTCAAACACGACAAAAGGCAGATATTTGTCGACAAAAAGCTCGCGGTCCTTGTTGGCATCGCGCGACAAGGCCAGATCTTGGCCGAATTCAATCTGCTTCTGCCGGTCGTTTCCTAAAGCGGCTCTTGCCGCTTTTTCCGTCGCCCGCCAGTCGATTTCCGGGCTCTCGCCGTAAAGGAAATCATTCAGATCTTCTGTGGCAATGCCCAGTTGTTCAGCCGCGCTTTCACCAAGATTGCCCAGCACCTTGCCGTGATCGATTTCGGTAACGAGCAGATGCAGCAACTGATAAGTATCGGCAAGGTCTTCGCCCGACTGATAAAGCTTGTAGCCCTGCCGGATCACCTGTGCGACGGCCGCCGCCACCGGAGCTCCTGGCCCGGTTGACGACGCAAGAGCTCCAACAAGAACCGACACGGCTGCATCCTCGGCAGCGCTTTGCGCCAATCCTTCGGCAATCGACTTGAGATCAATTCCCATGGCAGCTGCCACTTCGGAAGGCGGCAGATCGTGTTCCAGCGCAATGGCAACGACGGTCGTTGCCAACAAAAGACCAGTCGCCGTGCCTGCAATCACTGACCCTTTCCTGAAATCGATCCTTCCGGCAACTCTGGAAGCCTCGCTGATCAGCTTACCACTGCTGCCCTCCAACAACGGCAAGCCGGCCTTCTGACCGAACGGAACGGGTCTAGCCAGATCGTGCGGGTTTCGGAGGCCTTCCTGCAGCGCGCCCGTGACAGGCAACTTAGTGTCAACACCAAGTCTCAACATATCAGGCTCGCCCTGGCCAAAGCCTGGGCTAAACTTCTTACCGCGATCCCCGTCCGGTCCGCTGCCGAGTTCCAGCCGTCTTATTCTGTCTGCCCGCTCACGCCGTGCCTCTTCATAACTCCCCGGAAAAACAAGCACACCCTGCTTGTAATTTGCGCGCTTTCCATAGTTGTGACGGACAATGTTCATGTATTGTTCTTTGGTCAAATCAAGATCTGGATGCGTTACCAGCTCCAGCATCGCCCGTTTCACGGTCCAGAACCTGAAAGGCCTGTCGACAATCATTCGTTGCTTGCCGTTTTCATCGCGGTATCTGTTCTTCGCGAAATCGATATCCTGAGTAATAACCTCAAAATCGAAATCGGGATTGAGATCCATGAACTTGCGTGCCGTCATGTCCCAGATCTCTTTCCCCCCGCGCCGGCTGTGTCTCTTGCCTTTGGGGTCGTATATTTCCTTTTCTTTGTCCGTTAGTGAGGAGACGTCGAGAATTTTCATTTCACTTTTCAAACCCTCGACCCAACTCTCGAAATCAAGGAGCTTTTTGCCTCGTAGATGTTTTGAAGCCCGCATTTCAGCGTGAGCATCCTCACTAAGGAAAAAGTAGTCGCCTCGCTCCGCGAGAACGTTAAGCCCTTCGATGCCCGCGAGGCTCATGATGCGACTGATTTCAGAAACATCGATCAAAACAACGGTATCATTCATTCCGGCTGCTTCCCTGCGAATTCAAGAAATGTAGCTAGGTTTTCTCGCACATAAGCTTCGGTTTCAGAGGATCTAAGACCTGGGAGCTCCTTGCTCTCAACCAGTTCCGCCAAAAATTCAGCCGTATTGAGAGCACCAAGGCTATATGGAACTTCCGCCTTAAAAGCATACCAGTCCATGAAATCGTTTCGGGTTTCGTGAGACTCAAGCGGATTCAGATCCCAATAATCAGGGTTGTCAGGGAAAAAATTCGGTCGACTTTCTAGCAACCGACCCCACTCGATGCCTTTGAGAAGCGCTTGATAAATCTCCTGATGACGCAGCATCAGCCCGGCCAGTTCAAGCGCGTTTTCAAACGGCATCTTGGGCGCAATCTTCCCACTGCCTATTGCATATTCTTCAAAATAGGCTTTGCCCTCATCGGATTGCCGGAAAGCTTTCAACTCGTCCCGCCAACCGGTGATGTCATCAAAATCGGCCATCTGCCGGATACTCCGTTTTCAACACTATGTTCGTGAATGGCTACGGTGGTCCTCTCGGATCGCGCAAAACATCCATAAGCAGCGCGAACCCGCAACCGACCCCAAATCCTTTTGCCCAAAAGAGACTTACTCTTCGAAGAAAACTCGAAGCCTGCTCATTCCGACTGTTTCCCGTCGAATTCAAAGAATATTTCGAAGTCGCTTCGCGCGTATGCTTCAGCTTGGGGAGATCTCAGTGCTGGCAGCTCCTTGCGCTCAACCATTTTTGCCAGGATTTCAGCCATATGCAGAGCGCCATCGTCATATGGAAGCCCGGATTTGAACGCATACCAGTCCATGAAATCGTTTCGGGTTTCGTGCGATTCCACCGGATTCAGATCCCAATAGTCTGGATGGTCGTGAAAAAAATTCGGGCGCTCCTCAAGAATCCGGTTCCATTCAATGCCTTTGAGAAGCGCTTGATAAATCTCCTGATGACGCAGCATCAGCCCGGCCAGTTCAAGCGCGTTTTCAAACGGCATCTTGGGCGCAATCTTCCCACTGCCTATTTCATATTCTTCAAAATAAGCTTTGCCTTCATCGGATTGCCGGAAAGCTTTCAACTCGTCCCGCCAACCGGTGATGTCATCAAAATCGGCCATCTGCCGGATACTCCGTTTTCAACACTATGTTCGTGAATGGCTACGGTGGTCCTCTCGGATCGCGCAAAGCATCCATAAGCAGCGCGAACCCGCAACCAACCCCCAATCCTTTTGCCCAAAAGAGACTTACTCTTCGGAGAAAACTCAAAGCCTGCTCATTCCGACTGTTTCCCGTCGAATTCAAAAAATTTTGCGTAGTTGCTTCGCGCGTATGCTTCAGCTTGGGGAGATCTCAGTGCTGGCAGCTCCTTGCGCTCAACCCGCCTTGCCAGGAATTCAGCCATCTTTAGAGCGGCATCCTTATATGGAAGCCCGGATTTGAACGCATACCAGTCCATGAAATCGTTTCGGGTTTCGTGCGATTCCAGCGGATTCAGGTCCCAATAGTCTGGATGGTCGTGAAAAAAATTCGGGCGCTCCTCAAGAATCCGGTTCCATTCAATGCCTTTGAGAAGCGCTTGATAAATCTCCTGATGGCGCAGCATCAGCTCGGCCAGTTCAAGCGCGTTTTCAAACGGCATCTTGGGCGCAATCTTCCCACTGCCTATTTCATATTCTTCAAAATAGGCTTTGCCCTCATCGGATTGCCGGAAAGCTTTCAACTCGTCCCGCCAACCGGTGATGTCATCAAAATCAGCCATCGGCCGGATACTCCATTTTCAACAATATGTTCATGAAATGTTCCGAAAATCAATCTTTGATTGTAGTGGAGTAGAATGCCAGCTTGCCCTGAAGTCGCATGCCGCCATCTTGCTTTGATGAGGTTCTTTCTAGCGGTGTTTTGACGAACCGTACAGAGACTTTAGATGTCCCAACGGCCTGTTTAGACAGAGCTTTTGAAAAAGGTAAAGAGTTTCATCCGGTTATGATGAGCGGCTCATTATGCGCCCTGGCAAGTCGATTGAAACCCTCTTCCACCATCGCGGAAGAGGGCTGATGTTCATCCCGGGCGGTTGAGCCACAACCGTCGCAAAGCCTTTAGATATTCACCTTCAGGCAGGCAAGCTTCACATTCTTGCGGGTGTATTTCCGGTCCCAGTTCAAGGCATTGCGCAGCTCGGCAAGAGTTGCGCCCTGGCTCTTGGCTAGGGACGCCCCTGTGAAATCCATGCCCGCCGGATGGATCAGCTCGAACCTGCGCGTTGTCAGATAATCCGCACCGCCGCCATCGCCGATATCCGGATCCCGCGTGATCTCCGTTCCCTCGTTGCCATAGATCGTTGTCCGGTTCGGCACCTCATCGATATGCATGAAAGCACCGGGTGCGAACAGGAAGCACGAATACTCATCCGAGTTCGTTCCACTCGACACGGGCATCATTTCCGAATGCACCACCATCATGCCCGCGTAATAGGGCACCTCGAAAGGGGCTTCGGACGGTTTCTTGAACTCGATCTTTTCATCGTCCAGCAACGTGCCATAGACAAAGCTGTGCATTGCGATAACACGCAAATCATCCAGGTTCTCGCCCATGGTCAGCCGCGCCCGGTTGATGGCCTGATAGCTGATCCGGCTGGCAGCGGTTGGAGAACCGACATCGGCATAGATTGAATAGACCATGTCACCGGCATCATTGGCCACGTTATCGGCAACCACGCCTTCCGCCGTGGCGATGATCCGCTCTTCCTTGCGCCGTCCCCAATAAGCGCCGATACGCTCGGCCACCCGGTTCATGGCACTGTCACCCCGGCCAGTCGCGGCATAGCTTGCCACCGTCTTGGCGCCATACTTCTTGGCGAGACGGTGCTTATACGCCTTCATGTCGCTTGCGGTGATCTTGCTTGTGGTGATCTTGTTGTCGCTGTCATCGATCACGGTCGGTTCGGCGTCGTCGAGATCCTCCCAGTACGGCACTTCGATCTGATTGCCACCCGCCTTGAAGCGCTTGGCGATATCGGGAGCCGGTGCGGCCAGAATGCCCGACTTTTCCAGCATGATCAGTTTGGCGGGTTTGTTTTCCGCCATGTAGGGCGTGAAGACACGCGGTACCACGATGTCTGAAATTTGAGACGTCATTGATTATCCTATGGTTGTAGATATGAACGAATTTGGCCAGCATGAACGGCCGCCTGGAGCGGCACCGCTGGCAGGTTGGGAAACGGAAAACGGTCAGGCAGAAACGATCCGCGAAGCACCTTGTGCCGCGCAGTCCCTTAAGACTGAAATTCCATTTCAAGTGTGTTTGAGTAATCTCAGTAAATGCAGAGCCGTTCTAATGGCCGAAATCGCATATTTGCAAGATTTTTAACCAATTAAGCTTGAATACTCAAAATAATCTAGACAAATTCATGCCATCACTGAAAATGCTAAGTCATCAAAAAAGTAAAATCGACCTAGGTCGAAACTGAAGAAACATAGATACACTTGGATATTATAGATCTAACCAAGTAAAAAATTATAAGCCGAACAATCTCGGGTCCCGTCCTGCTGAGACGATCAACTGCTCCGCCAACATAGGCGTACGTTCCAATAGTGCCGCCTGCAACCGTAAGTCTTGAGTGTCAAGTTCAAAAGGATTTGTTCGTTTATCACTACTCTGTTTCGTACGCACATTCCGTTTTTCCGTTGTTACAGAATCCCGTTGCTTCAAAAAGTCCCTTTGTTCCGGCGTGAATACTGGTGGCTCGGTTTTACCGAAGGTTCGCTCCCAACTGGGATGGAAGCCGGACACACGCTTACCCGCGTAATAATCCTCCCAATGATCTTCGTTGTCGAAGTACAGTTCCATGGCATCGTAGTAATCAATTTCGAATTCTTCCGAAATTTTTTCTATAAACGGCTCATGATGATTTACTGTTGTGTTGAAAGGCGCCTTACCTAGCGCGCTCCCAATCCGTTTGGCTACAAAGTTGGTTATCGGTTGAGTTAGCAACTTATGCTCCTGTTTCACAATATGAATCTATAAGTTCATTAATTGGGGTGATCCGGGTGATGAAGCCTGCAGCTTTGGCAACGCCCGTCACAACTCCGGTCACAGCATCTTCGGCAAAGAAATGCCGGAAGACTTCAAGACCGCTTTCCTCATCGAGCGCATCAAGCTCGAAACTGGAAACAGCGAACACGCCACGTCCCGTGTTGAACCGGGCAATGGCACTTTCATCGATCCTCGCCTTTTCAAGTGGGCAAATGCTGTTCAGTCGAAAACAGCCTGTGTCGTCGCAAAAAGAAGGCAGATTATCAGCAACCCCAAACACCGTGACATTTTTGGCGACGACAAAGCCAAGCTTGTTCCGGTCATCTCGTCCGGTAAACCGCACGAATTGACCGCTGTGAATGTCCTCAGGTCGCCCGGTTATGGCAACATCACCAGGTGCCATAACCGGCATCAGGCCAGTAAAATGAATGCGGTCACTGTCCGGGTAATCAAAGAGCCAAAAGGAACTGGCACCAAAGAGAATGATCACCGCAAAGGCCGCATATACCGTTGGCCGGCTCAGCCTTGCCTCCTCCACCTGTTTCCAGGCAAGAACACTGGAATAGCAAGCCAGAGCCAGTGCGATCAAAGCCAACGTGATCGAATACTCTTGAATATAGTAAGCGGCAAAGAAGACGTCATTTGCCCCGAACAGCATCAGTAAAAGAACAAAAGTTGAAACCGCAAACCAGAGTCTGCACCGGTTGAAGAAAACCACATTCGCGAAAAACGGCCACGACAGATTCGCAATCAAAAACAACATGCGTTTCGCAAGCATTCAACCGTCCCAAGTCATTCCATTTCAAACCGGCTCAGAGCCGTTCGGTATTTGCGGTGCGCCGCAGATGCCCCACTCAAAAGTGGCTCCAGTCTTTGACCATTGCCACCTTTTGATCTTGTTGCGCTGGATTGACTGCTCCAGAAAAGCAATAGCTCTCACAACTCGGCTGACGTCAAGTCCAGTGCATCGCTCATTGCTCCGGTGCGATGGATCGGAAGGGCACACTCGCAGGTCGTAAGAAAATCAGCGTTTGGAATTTCAGACACTCGATCTGCTCATCGGAGCCCGGTTCATAGTCCGTGTAGACAAACATTGAGTGGTGCTGTTTGCCCGTCTTCTTCTGAACGAACTCGGTGACGGACGTGCATGTCGTGTCGAAGAGCTGATGCCTGACCGTGAATTCCTCATCGGTGAACTTCTTCATCGGCGTTCCAAGTTCGGTGACCGTGCCGGAACCGGCCATGATGTTCATAATACCGTAAAGTTGTTTTCCAAGGTCCTGAATGAAGAGCCCGTCAGGATCAAGATAAGATTTGATGTCTGTCTCTGCAGTGAACTCTGGAACATAGGTTTCCTTGGTCAAGTCCACGTTCAACACCGTGATCGTGTCAGGTTGCTGGTACTGTAAAAAATCGAATGGATAGGTGTAATATTCGGTTCTGCCATAGGGTGTAAAATACTGAGAATATCCATCAATCTCTGAGAGTTCACCGGCATTCCTGGATATGGCTTCCTGCGAATACCCCAAAAACAGAACCCCAACAGTGCTGCCAGGCCGCACCTTGGATGACAGTGGTCCAATAGAGCCATCGACATAGCTCTGAATTTCGCTCTGAAGCACTTTTGGCTGCTCAGGCCAGGGGATAACCTGATCTGCGATGGCACCGGACGCCAAAACCGTCAGTCCGGATATCAAGGCCGCCAAAACAACCGGATACACCCGGCTGGACTTTTTCAAGTTCGCAAGAAACGCCTTCATCACATGCACCCTTTTCCAGATCCTGTCTGTTCCTTGCCTGGATCATATGTTCATTATTTGTTCCGATCAATTAAAAGTTGAAAAACACCCTCACAGCCAGATGACGCTCGCCCGATGGAAGCTCGGAACGGATGCTCAAAGCCTGAACAAAGCCGGGTCGCGTCCCGCCGCAAGGATCATCTGCCGCGCTTTGGCCGGGTTCCGCTCCAGCATCTCGGACTGTTCCTTCAGGCTGAGGCTGTCGCTTGCAAAGGGGTTTGTGCCGTTGCCGCCGGTGTTCAGCCCGGGCAGGCCATCTTCGGCAAGAGCGCTGTCATGGATAAAAGCCAGCAGTTTGACCGCCGTCGGGTCCGCCACCTGTTGCAAGCCATCGGCACCGGCTGTCGTCAGCGCCCCCTTCTCGGAAAACCAGCCGCTCAGGTCGATGCCATTGGCTTTCAGTCCTGTCATCGCCCTGTCGGCCTTGGCGACCACATTCTGATACCCGTCGCTTTCCGGTGCGCCGTATTCCTTGATCAGGGCCTGGTGGGCCGCTTGGGTTGTCTCGGCCTGTTTTTGGGCCGTTACATGCGCGGCTTCGGTGTTGGCCGCAAAGTGGTCCGCCATCTTGCCAACCCAGCGGTCATGCAGCTTCTGCGCGGCTTCCGGGTGAAGCCCGGCTTCCTGAAACCACCCGCTTGCCTCTTCGGCAAAGGCCTGATCATAGGGAAAGTCTTCTGCCAGCCCTTCCGGAAGATCGAACCGATAGCCGTTTTCAGGTGTCCAGCTTTTCGAAACGTCCTGATAAAAGGCTGCCTTTTCATCGCTGCTGGCACTCTCGCCCGGCAGCATCACGGCGCTTGAAAGCTGGTCCTGCAACGCATGAAAATCACTAAAGACACTTTCCGCGTTGCGCCAGCCGTTGTCAGCGGCAAAGGCTCGCTGGTCCTCCGTCAGGCCGGACAGGAAAGCATCCGGTCCCAGTGCTGCGTCCTCGCCCGCATATGCGGCGTCATTTTGATCGTCCAACTTAAAACTCCTCGTCATGCTCAAATTCGGGAAGCGTTTCCAGGCGGGCTGCCGCCTGCAGGGCGGCATGTTCTTCCGGCGGTATGCGCAGCATCGACAGGATCCGTGCAAACAGCGCCTTGCGCCCGTCCAGATAGCCGCCTGCGCGCGCGCCCAGATCAACCGGCGGTGCCTGATAGATCCCGCAATCTGCTGCAAGATCCGCCAGCACAGTCTCGCCGTCTGTACTTAAAAAGACGGACCTATAGGCCCGTTCCAGCTCTGCGGCCCTGTCTTTGCGCCGCCGCGCCCGCCGTTTGAGGCAATGCCACATTCGTTTCTCCAATAGCTGACCGGACCAGACAAGCGCCGCCCGGTTTTCATGCCCCACGAGTTCAGAAACTGTTTTTCTTGTATGGTTTGCACAGATCCGAAAAGCTTAACGGCCCTCTTGCACCACCCAATAAGCACGCTTAAATTGTATTCAGACGAACATTCGCCTATCACAATCCGATAAGGACAGAAGCACCACATGCCCAACTACGACCTGGCCCGCATGAAATGGGGCGGCGTTTTGCTCGGTGCCGCCGCGCTTTACAAGGTCGACGAAATTCCGATCATCCATCTAAACGCCGGAGATTTTCACGTCTCCCTGGAAACCGCCGCGCTCTGGGCGTTCCGCGTGGCAACGGTTGTGTTCATTTTCCTTCTCATACGCTCCATCAGTTCAGGCGTGCGCCACGGGCGCGAGCTTGACCAGATGATCGCACGCGAGAAAGCGATGAAACGCGGGGAAGACCGCTTCCGGGACTGATCAAAGTCCCAGGTCTTGCGGCAGGGTACTGCCATCCAGCGTCCCGTCTTCGCTCAGGGTCTTGATCAGCGGAGCGCCGTCCCTGGCCATTTTGGCCATGCTTTCCCCGGCCGCCAGTTGCTGTTGCTGCTGGGTTTCGGCCTCGCGCTTTTGCCGCAGCGCCTCCACCTCTTCCGGGCGCCGCTTCAGCTTGGCCGGCAGCCCCAGCGCCCGGCGGGTCAGGTCGTATTCCTCTTCCCGGTCATGCAGATCCAGAAGGGTCGGGTCACTCGCTGCGGCAACACCGAGATATTCCTGGAAGCCCATGATCGCCTCGAAATGACCGGCCTCGCGCATCTGATCGATGGGCGCTGTCGGTTTCAAGGTCACATCGCTGCCGGCAATCGTCTCGGGCGGCGCCAATGGCGATCCTGAGGCAAACGCACCCCGCCGGCCCAAAATGCCGACTTCGCGTTCAAAAAGGGCCTCATTGCCGGCCATTATGTTGGTCGAAAACGGACCGATCATGTCGGCCATTTCCTTGCGGCGGATATTGGCTTCCGTTGCCGTCCGGCCGCTGCCCTCCAGCAGCGTCTGCCACAGGTCGCCGTATAGGCCGACCCTCAGCTTCTCGCGGATGTTCTCGATCTGCGCATCCGCCGCTCCCGGACTGACCGTATCGATCATCGGCCGGAACAAGGGCCGCCCCTGCTCGTCGATCAGCCCCGGGTTGATGCGCCCGGGGTTGAGGTCGAGCTGCCGTTCCTGGGCATGGGTTGCGATGGGCGGGCGCACGGCCTGCGAACTGGCAATCAGCGCATCCTTGGCAAGGCTTTGCAGGCTCTTGATGTCGCTCATCAGCTTGGCCTGCGGCGGCGAACCATAGGGCGACAGGCCGTCCCGGTCCCACCGGCTGATCACGAGCGGATATTCAAAGAAGCCTCCCCTTCGGCAAATGTGCTTGCTGTCTTCTTCAAAGTGAATGCTCTCGTAGCGCGACTTGCGGATGTCGGCCGCATCGTCCTGTCCGCCCTCACGCAGAAAACAGGCATGCACGAACCGGTGCTCGGCATTCTTGCGCTTCGGGTCGCCCGCCTCCTCCCGGATCTTGTCGGAAAGATTGCCGCCATATTCCTTGGCCGCCTGCCAGGCCTTCAGCGTTCTGACACGGAAGAACCCGCAATCACTGCCCTGTGCATCCACAAGCAGGTAGACCTCGTAAAGCGGCACATAGCGGTAGTGAACAGGCGTGCGGATGTCGGCAAGGCTCGTCTCGTTTTCCGCCGGAAACAGAACCCCCGTGCCCAGCTTGACGGTGGACAGAAGCCGTGACCGGTTGGCCAGCGCAAATCCAGACCGGCCGGACGCCCGCACGCGGAACAGATGATCACGCACGGCTTCGAAAAACTCTTCGTCTTCCTGTGTCGGCGGAGGCGCGAACGGATCGCCGAAACCGACGCCGTGCCAGTTGAAGCCTTCCGGCATGGTCAGCGACCCGACGCCCGATGCCAGCCTGTCCAGCAGCCAAACCGCCGTCGGATCATAAAGCTTGCGCGAGCGCTCCCGCGCTGCTGAGCTTTGAAACGCGCTCATTCCGTCGGCGGCGGTAATGCCGCCCGGCCGGTTGAACGCCCGCTCCATGTCGGGCGCGGTATAGGTGACATAGTCCTGCCAGTCGGCCTCATACCATTGCCGCTCGGCCCTGGCCGATTGCAGCTCGGATTTCAGATCGTCAACAATGTTCATATGGTCAGGCCCGTCCCAAAAGCGTCACACCCGGGCGCGAGGCACTGCCATAGTCCGGCACGCCCAGCGGGCTGGTCAGGTTGGTTGCCCTGGTTCCGTAAGCTGCGGCCCTGCGGCGGCGGCTGTTTTCCTGAAGGTTGCGCGCCTGCCGCTGCGGATCGGGTTCGCGCGGCGGCGGCGGTGTCGGTTCCGGGTCCGGCTGCTTGGAGCCGCCCCCACCAAAAAGACACATGAGTGCTTCCTTTCTGAATATTTGGAAAACGTCATTGGAAGAAAAGAGCGGCCGGTGTTTGCCGCAAAGCGGTCACGCGCCGCCGGCAGGCAGGCACCACCTTACGTCCGGGTCCAACCGGCCGCTGCGTGCACTCTTCCAAAGTAACGTGATGAGGCTTGTTTTAGCCCTGTTTTGACGAACCGTCCAGCAAGGCTGATGCTCTCAAGCCCCTGTTTAGACGCGAGAATTCAAAAATGCCTTGCAGTCGAGGCACTTGCCCACCGGCCCCGGTTAAGCGCAGGACGGCCCAATCTTTCAAGCGCCGCCCCGCTGTCAAAGCTGCGCCGGGTCCGGCTTGGCCCTTGGCTTGGCCACACCGGGCATCAAGGGTTCCCGGACAGGCTTTGAAACTGGCCCGGGAACTGGTTTTTGACCTGGCCTTTGAGCTGTCTTGAAAGCTGGTTTCGGGGCAGGAACAGGGGTGTTTTCCAGCCGCGGGCTTTCGGGCGCGGCAGTTGATCCGCTCTCATCCCTCTTGCCGCCGGTCCGCAAGCGCCCGGCCCCATACCGCGCTTGCCACCGCCGCTCACGGGCCGCCCCGGCATTGGCCTGAAAATGATCGCTCACATGGTGCTGCTGGCCTGTCTCGTCCTCATAGCTCAAGGTCATGCGCGGCCCGTAACCATCCTCATCTTCATCGGCCTGTGCCTTGTCCCGGCCGGTTCTTTCATTGGGCGTCAGATACCATCTGGCCGCACGAATGCCGTTGTCCCGCAAAATGGCCTCCGCCTCCTGGCGCACATAGCCGTGGCCGTCCTCTTCAAAGTCCGGATAGGCCGTTTCAACCGGGTATTTCAACACCGTGCCTTCGGCTTCCGGAGCAAAGGCTGACAAGGCCCATTTCTGCTTGAACTTCCAAACGGCAAACTCTTCTGCGGCTTCCTTGTGGCCATCCATCTCAAGATAGCTTTCGCGCAGCATTTCCCAATATTCGGCAAGCGCCTCAGCCTCCTCCTCCGGCGATCTGCCAAGGCGCTGATAACGGTCGTAGGACGATTTGCGGACAGGGGCATCAAGGCCGCGCCTTTCCGCACCGGGCTTGGCAAGCGGCACGGCGCGATCGCCTTCAATGACCGGACCATCCGGACCGGCCGTAACCGCGTCAGATCCCAAACCTGAAGGCTTTTCGCGCGGCACCGCAGCTCCATCGTCAAGAACCTGCTGTCCGGTTTCAGCGGCAATCTGCGATCCGGTCAAACCGGACGCCACTTCGACGCCGGGCCGGGCTGCGGCGATGGCCGCCCGGTGTGCCTCGGCCCTTGAGACAATCTCACCGGCCAACCGCTCCGTGGAGGCTCCTTCCCCGGCGGCCTGCACCAGTGTGCCAGCATCCTCTTCAATGGCCGTGCGCAAGCCGCCCAGCCTTTCGTCCAGCTCGGCCTCGTCCCCGCTGGTGCCGAACACCAAGTCGATTGCACTGCCGACAGCGCCCGTCAGCGCATCGCGCCCATCCACATAAAGCCCGAATGCCTCGGACCCTTCGATGGCCGTTGCAATCCCGGCCATATGCTGGATGGTCTCATTCTCCGGATAGGCCGCGCCATAAAGCTGTGTCACGGCAATGATATCATCGATATTGCCCAGTACATCCCAGGCTTTCTTTATTGGCCCGACAGGCGTCAGCGTAATTGCCAGATCTATCCCAGCTTCCGCTGCAAGATCCGCCAGTTGCTCACGGGTAAAGTCAATTCCGAGCGCCTGTGCGGATTCCAGATATCCCGCACCGCTTTCATCCGCTTCCCGTGTGATCAACTCATGCAAGGCAGCAGCAGCCGCAGCCGTGATGATAACCGGCGCTCCAGCGCCGAACAGTTTCCTGGCTTTTCCTGCCGCCCGCTTTCTGTTGGTCTTGCGCATTTTTCGATCCTCCAATTGGATCGCCTGCCGCGTCTCTTCCCTAATCCTCCTGGCTGCTTCATAACTTTCGGGAACATCATAGACGTGTTGTTCCAGATTGTGGCTCTTACCGTAATTCCCGGAAAGCAAGTCAGCCCGCAATTCGGTGAATTGCGCCTTAGACAGCTCAACATCAGGATGCGTCATCAGCCAGCTTAGCGCGGACTTCATGCTGAGACGCTCAAAGGGAACTTTCTTTAGGGGATGGTGTTTGCCAACCCTGTTGTCGAGAAAGTCCTGATCCGCGCTGATCACCTCAAAGTCGTATTCGTGAGCATGGTCAAGCATGAACTTTCGGGCTCCCATGTCCCAAAGTTCCTTATTGTTGCCTTGAGTCCCCGCCTTGCGGAGCGGATCGTACCTCTTTTGTTCTTTGCTCGAAGCAAGGTTTATTCGCACCGCATCCAGGACTTTGTTGCCATGATACCGTTTTTTTTCTAACCAGCTCTCAAACAATTCTCGCTGATCACGACTGATCTTATTTACATCCTCATCGCCCGTGAATGATTGATGAACATATAAAAACCTGTCGCCCCGCGCGACGATCGCATCCAGTGCTTTGAAACCACCAAATTTGAGAATTGTCCCAAGCTGCGCCTGGTCCAGAAGGACGACCTTTTTCCGGCTCATGCAAGGTCTCCTTCTTCACCAGCCCTGAGTATGAATGCATATCTTTTAAGCAAAAAGGCTCTGGTTTCGGGAGATTGAACCCCGGGAAGATCCCCTCGAAGAATGTCACTCGCAACATCGACTCCAGCCAATCGAAACGCCGCATAGACAGGAGGATAGCCTGCCTTAAAGCAGAACCAGGGCCAGAACTCGTTCATCATCACAACGGCGTCTTTAGGATAGAGCTCCATTTCAGGTGCATCATCTCTAAACGGCCCGCGCGCATCCATCAGCTTTTCCCACTCGGCAACCTCCTTCATCGCCGCAAGTGTGTCCTCATTTTCAAGAAGAACTTTTATAAAATGAAGAACCTGGGACACGTGCACCTTAGGTCTGATCTGGTTCACAAACTGATCCAGATAGGCCACCCATTCGTCGTCCCAGCGTGCCTCAAGGTCACGATACTCGTCCCGCCAGCCGGTAATGTCTTCAATATCTGCCATTCGCTTAGTCCTGAATTCCTTACCCAAAATGTTCATGAATTGTTCCGAAGATCAAGCACTGCAAGTCCGCTTCAAAAATCATCGCTGTAAAAACCTGTCGCCCCGCGCGATGATCGCATCCAGTGCTTTGAAATCACCAAATTTGTTAATGGTGCCAAGCTGCGCCTGGTCCAGAAGGATATCCTTTTTCCGGCTCATACCAGGTCTCCTTCCTCATCAGCCCTGATTATGAATGCATATCTTTTAAGCAAAAAGGCCCTGGTTTCGGGAGATTGAACCCCGGGAAGATCCCCCCGAAGAATGTCACTCGCCACATCGACCCCTGCCAATCCAAACGCGGCATAAACGGGAGGATAGCCTGCCTTAAAGCAGAACCAGGGCCAAAACTCGTTCATCATCACAACGGCGTCTTTGGGATAGAGCTCCATTTCAGGTGCATCGTCTCTAAACGGACCGCGCGCATCCATCAGCTTTTCCCACTCGGCGACCTCCTTCATGGCCGCAAGTGTGTCCTCATTTTCAAGAAGAACTTTTATAAAATGAAGAACCTGGGACACGTGCACCTTAGGTCTGATCTGGTTCACAAACTGATCCAGATAGGCCACCCATTCGTCGTCCCAGCGTCTCTCGAGGTCGTTATACTCGTCCCGCCAGCCGGTAATGTCTTCAATATCTGCCATTTACTTGGTCCCGAATTCCTTACCCAAAATGTTCATGAATTGTTCTGAAGATCCAGCATTACCAGTCCATCAATTCCGGCTCCCCGGATGATAGCGACGCATCGATAATTGTCCGTCGTTCCATCACTGCGCCTCCTTCGGAAACCCGACTATCCAGGAGAATTCCTCTCTCACGAACTGTTCCGCTTCGGGCGAGCGGAGAGACGGCAAGTCTCCATTCGCCAAATCAATGGCCAACCTCTTACCAGCACTGAATGTTGATGGACCCAGGGCAATGTTTTGTTTCATTGCATACCAGCGCTTGAATGCACTGACAGTCTTATTGTCTTCAACCGGGCACAAGTCCCAGAAGCGCTCGTCTTCCTGGCCAAATTCGGGATTATCATCCAGAAACTTCACCCATTTGGCGGACTTTTTCAGCGCCTCACGAATCTCATCGTGCCGGAAAAGCTCTTCCGCGAAACGCACCTCCTGTTCAAAGGTCAGCCTGGTTGCGTTTCCCCAACCGAATTTGCCAAAAAAGACCCGCCCTTCATCCGTCGCCTTAAAAGCTTCCAGCTCTTCCCGCCAGCCGGTAATATCGTCAAAATCTGCCATTGCTTATCTCTGCGGCTCGAAAGTGGATGCTTGACCCTTGCTGGGCCGAAAACCGGGTCAGATGGCATCTGCCGCACCCGTTTTTGTTCCCGCAATGTTCTAAAGCAACCTCAGGAGTACGCAAGAAAAAATGCAACCCGAGTGAGATGACTTGCACGCAAAGCTTCGTCTAAGCGAAACCGGATATCCGTCCGTGACAACAAAGCAAGGCGGCACGAGCCGAACCCTCCCTAGAACTACTTCGGCAGATTTTACGGATCTAGAGTTCACTGCTATACTGCCTGCTTACGTATTCACACAGAAATTCGATTTAGTCGGCCTGTAAGAACCCATCCGGGAGGACAGCATGACTAAGAATTGCTTTCATATAATACTGATCCGTCCGACCAAATATGACGACGACGGCTATCCGATACATTGGCACAAGACATCGATACCGGCGAACTCCTTGTCCTGCCTGCATGGAATTGCGCTTGACTGCAAGAAGCGCCAAGTGCTTGGCCGGGAAGTGAAAATCACCATCCGGATGATTGATGAGGGCAACACCCGCATTCGTCCGGACACGCTCATCGAAGAAATCCGTGCAGACGGCGGCAGGGCCCTCATTTGTTTTACAGGCGTGCAAAGCAACCAGTTCCCGAGGGCAGTCGATCTGTCCAGGCCCTTCCTCAAAGCGGGTATGCCGGTTGCCATCGGCGGGTTTCACATCACCGGTTCGATAGCCATGCTCCCCGATATGCCGGAAGATATGCGGCAGGCCTCTGAACTTGGCATCACCTTTTTTCTTGGCGAAGCCGAAGGCGGCCGCTTCGATCAGATCCTGAAGGATGCCCATCAGGGTACTTTGAAACCGGTCTATGACCACCTGAAGGACCTGCCCTCCTTGCCCGGCATGCCGGTTCCCGTGGTTGAAAGGGAGCAGATTGAAAAATCGACACTCGGCTACGGCAGTTTTGACCTGGGCCGTGGGTGCCCGTTTGAATGCAGTTTCTGCTGCATCATCAATGTCCAGGGCCGGGGCAGCCGGTTTCGCTCCACCGGGGACCTGGAAACCATCATCCGGGATCATGCCCGGATCGGCGTGACCAAATTCTTCGTCACAGATGACAATTTTGCCCGCAACCGGAACTGGGAAGCCTTTCTGGACACCCTTATTGATCTGCGGGAGCGGGACGGCCTGAAATTCACTCTGATCATTCAGGTGGATACGCTTTGTCACAAGATCCCGAACTTCATCGAAAAATGCGTGCGCGCCGGGGTCGATCAGGTCTTTATCGGTCTTGAAAACATCAATCCTGACAACCTTGCCGGATCGAAGAAACGTCAGAACAAGATCACCGACTACCGGGACATGTTCCTGGCCTGGAAGCAGTATCCCGTTGTTCTGACTGCCGGGTACATCATCGGCTTCCCGAACGACACCCGGGAATCCGTCCTGAACGATATCGGCGTCATCAAAAGGGAGCTCGCCGTCGACATTCTGTCTCTGTCGATCCTCACTCCCCTGCCCGGTTCAGAAGACCACCGCAATGCGGTTGCCGCTGGTACGTGGATTGATCCGGATCTCAACAAATACGATCTCACCCACAGCGTCATTCGCCACCCGAATTTTCCGGACGGAGAGCTGGACAGGCTCTATCTGGACGCCTGGGCCTCATTCTATGAACCTGAACATTGCCGCACAATCTTGCGCCGGGCGGCAGCCCTTGGCAGCAATAAGAAGATCTCCACCATGAACCGCCTCCTGATCTATGGAACCGGATCACGGCTCCACAATGTCTTTTCTCTCGATGGCGGTTACCTCAGGCTGAAATACCGGAAAGACCGGCGCCCCGGCCTGAAACTTGAAAACCCGCTTGTTTTTTATCCGAAATACTATCTCAGCACGGTCCGCAACATGTCACTTCTGGCTGCCCGGCGTTGGCAATACCTGCGTTTCATCAGGAAACTGTGGTCGGACCCCAAACGCTTCGACTATACCGACCAGGCCATAGCGCCGGCCGGACATGGCGACTTTGAAACCCTTGACCTTTATACCGCCACCCGGGGCGGGCGGCAGGCCGTTGCAAGCCATCGCAAGATGGAAGGCATCAAACGGAAAGCCCGCAGCAAGACCGTCGCAAGCGCCTGACCCGGAAACATTTAGTTGGAAGCAACACGAAGCAGCCCCAACCGGCTGAGCGTCTGACGCGACTGGCGGCAGAGACCCTCATGGCTCCTGCCGCGATAATAACTCAATGCGATCACCGCATTTTGCAAAGCCCAGGCACGGGCCCGGCACCAGTCGGTGTCCGAAACACCCCCTGTTTCCCGGAAGGTTTCTCGCGACGCAGGATGTACCCACGACCAAGCTGCGGCAAAATCGGCAGCCGGATCGCCGACGGCGGTCAGCCCCCAGTCGATGACAGCCGTCAGTCTGCCCTCGCTTGCAATCAGGTTGTCGGCCTTCAGGTCACCGTGCAGCCATTTGGCCGGTCCCTCAAACGGGGTTTGCAGAGCCATTTGCCAAAAGCTCCTGGCTTTGCCGGCATCGATCTCATCGGCCACGATATCTATACAAGACTGCACGAAATCGGTCAGCTCTTCCAGGGCGACGCCCCGTTTATGATTGCTCTCCCCGGCACGCGGCGCACCGTCAGTCGGCACACCCTGCAGGCCCTTCAGGAACACAGCTAAATCCCGTGCCGCCTGCTCCTGATCCACAAGGGCATCAGGTGTTGCCTGCACTCCTTCGATCCAGTCATAGATTGCAAATCCATGTTCGCAGCCATCGCCCGGGCGTTTGCGAAAGCGCACAACAGGCACGTTCAGCGCAAGGCCGGACAAACGGGGCAGCCAATCGGCTTCCTTTTGCAGAAGACCAACAGCAGACGCGCGCTTCGGCAACCGCGCCACCAGCTCCTCACCGATCCGGTAGAGCGCATTGTCCGTGCCGCCTGATGCCACGGGCCGGACTTTCAGACCGCTCCACTGCGGGGCATGCTCATCGAGGAGCTGTCTCAAGAGCCCGTCATCGGACGGCAACTCCTCCTGCTGGTCCGGCATGAAGGTCCTTCCCGCGTCTCGTCCAGGCGTACATGTAAAAGTCTTCGCCGCCCCGCCCATAGCTTCTAAGCAGTCCCTCCCGCTCCGCGCCAAGCGCTTCGATCCAGCCATGCGCGAGATCGTGGTTCTTATAGCTGATCACCTGCAACCGCCGGCAGTGCTTTTCGATCTCTGGCCGCAAATTCAGGATATGGCGTGTCATGAGGGGCACACAGCGCCGGAACCTGTCGGTGCCGAATGCCCAGGCCTGCCAGAAATCCGGGTCGAAAGCAGACGCCCGGCTGAAACCGAACGCCGCCGCGGGCTGCCCTTGGTACCACACGGACCAGACCCAACCGGGCACCGCGGTTTCCATCGCGCAGATCCCGAGCGCGCGCGTATCCCAGTTTTGCCAGAGACAGGCAATTTCACGATAGTCTTCCGGGCGCATGTTGGCCGCGATGAAACTCGCGTCACGCACGCAGAGGTCCTTGATCAGAAGCCGTCCAGAGGGTCGTCCAGCGGGCGGGCGCGGACGGTGTTCTGCTGCCGTACGATTTTCTTCACGTCCGCTTTGTCTTTCCATCCAAGTGCCTCGACGATTGCATCGGCCTCGTCCGGGGACGCTCCGAGTCGGTCTTTGATGTCTTCCTTGCTTTCAATCAGGATCTTGCCGTTTCTGATTTTCCAGCGATGTGCCGTCAGCTGCGCCTTGATGGTCGCTGAACGCTTGATTGCCAGCCCCGCCCCGCTCTTTGGATGCAGGGCCTCCCGCAGCCGCCAGTAGAGCTGAGCACGCAAGTTGTAAAACGGCATGCGGCTGTCCTTGGCCGTTTCCCCCGACTGGGCCGAGAAGACGCATTTTTCGACCGGGATATTGTTTTCACGGCTGAGAAACCCGACCGTGTCCCCGCCCCAGCCGCCGGTGCAATCGACAACAATCAGCGCATTGTCGCGCCGTTCCTTGATGATCAATGCGCCGACATCCGATCCGTCCTTGGTGTCGGCGCCTTTGCGCACGATGCTTTCGCCAAACCGTCTGCCATGGAGCGGCTGCAGCACCGTCTTGTCCTTGCCGCCCTGCGCCACGTCGACGGCCAGCACATCCATCGGCTTGTCCGCGTCCACACCCTCTTCATAGCGCTGGAAAGCCAGATCCACCCAGTCCGATGGGATCACCTGCCAGTCATGGTCCTGGCGCGCGGCCTGAAAGTCCCCGGTCTTCAGCGCGGTGCGCATCGGCTCGGGCATCTGGTCAAGCTGGGCATCGTAACTCTCACCCAGATACTGGTTGTCCTGCCGTTTTGCCGGAATGAACGTCCGGCTCTTCGGCGTGCGAACCTCGCCCTCGATCTCGACCGGCTCCGGTCCATCCACCCAGACGGTGCGCACAGCGTCGCCATCGTCGATAAAGACCGCCCATAGCAGAGCGCCCGGCTGCACCGTTCCATAAAGCGGATGCAGCGGATCAAGCCAGGGCGCAAACCACTCCATCAGGTAGTCGCCTTGCCCACCCAAAGGCGGGTTGGTGGCGATCAACCCCCGGCAGCGCTGCCCCGGCCGCGCCGAACGAAGCCACCCAAGAACGAAGATGATCTTGCGCGGATCCATCTGTGCGCCTTCATCAAAGGCTTTCAGATCATGGTCCCGCCCCTGCCAATCTTCTTCAGAGCCCGGTAGACCCAGATGCCCGAATTCAATCATCCGTTCCTCCGGCCCGACCCAGCGCGGTGGATTGCCCGATATCTTGCCCATGCCGGACGTCCGCATCAGCGCATTCATGCGCTCGATCAAACCTTTGAGCGACTTCAGCGATTGACGGAAAACGGCCGCCTTGTGATGTGCAAAAAGGGCAAGCCCGGCAATCAGATCCGTCTTCCCACCCCCGGCCGCACCGCCATAAAGCGTCAGGTCGGCTTCGGAAAAATAGCCCTCCGTTTGCGGCCCTGCCTGGGGCCGCCAAACCTTGAACTGGTCCAAAACACCCGCTTCATCCAGTTGTTTTTGCAGGGCAACGCGGTCGTTCGCTGCCATCTGGTCAATGTGGTCAATCAGCGTATCAAGCGCCGTTGTCATCCCGCCTGCTGTCCTTTTCGGTTAGAAGCGCCATCACACCCAGGGCAATTTCCTCTGAACTGCGCGGCTTGAACTTGTCGATTTGCCCAGCCTCCTCCGGCCCGCCCCAAATTCCCCAGGCCTCCACCTCGGATCGATCCCGCCAACCGGCCCGGTTCTTCATATTGAAGCTCCAGGCGCTGGCATTGAATTTGGCAAGGTCTCCTCGAGCTCCCTCCTTGCCGATCTTTTCCCATTCCAGCAGCCCGCGCCGTGCCGCCTCATCCAGTTTTTCCGGCGGAAAGTCCTCCGGAAACTGCTCTGCGTAGTAGCGAATGGTCTTGCGGTCGGCGTCCGGGAAGCTCTCGATCGAAAACCCCGCCGCCAGATGCCCGCAAAACGCTTCGCAAACCCGCCTCCGCATCTCCACCGTCGGCCATTTCAAGGCACGCTCTTCATCAGTCATGTCACCCATGCCTGTTTTCCGTTTGATTGGATTGATTGTTGAGGTTGGATCGTCAACGCGAACGTGTTCAGCTTGAACACGTTCCAGCGACCACAAACGTATCGAGCGTCAGACGAAAATCTGACAAGAAGGGCAGTCGCAACTGCCCGCTTTAGAACTTCAACTAAAAAAATAACTCTGTTTTGACGACACTGTCCAATTGCAAGTCTGTCTTGAACACCCTGTTTAGACACGTGCTTTCAATTTCGACTGGATGCACAAGGTGCTGTTGTCGATCTGACGTTAAGCGCCACAACTCCTAACTTCTGGCCGGGCGGCTTCGCTCCTTTCCTGAGAGACTTCAGCGTATGGCCAGGCGGCCCCTTTCTCGGCCAGTTTCTTCAAAATCGCCCGGTTACGGCTCGCCACCGTCGTTCGCTTCCAGCCATATTTTTCGCAGATCCGACTGAATTTTCCGCCGCCTGCCTTACACATGACTTCAAACTGCAAGGCACGGCGGCTGTCGGGGTCTTCCACTAGCGAGAACCAGGTGATTGCTTCTTCAGCTCGGCTGATCGCTGATGGCGGAAAGCCCCTGCGCCTTTTGGCAATCTTGCGCCGATAATCCGGCCAGGCGCTGAACAGCTTCCTCGGGCCGTCACCTTTACCGGTCACTGCAATAATCTCGGTCGCCTCGATCAAACGATCGAGAATTTCTTCCGGCGTGTTCGGCAGCATTTGATATCCTTTCCAATGAATTGTGTACTTGTTCACGTCATCGACACGACTGATCCGGCGCGGCTGAAATGCCAGAGCGCGCCGAAGCATTCATTCGTCGGAGGGAAAAGCTAGGCCGCTGCCTTAAACGGCGAGCTGTCTGTTGAAGCCATCCGTTTCTCCAGCTCATAAGAAAGCAGCACGGCCAAAGTGATCGTCGGCGCGCCTGGGTTGATCTCCTTGGCCTTTGTCATCAGGTCCTCAAGATCGAGCTGATCAAAGCAGTCCAGGAAATTCCGTCTCTCAATCCATTCCGGCTTGTTCAACACCAGCCAGGAGACCGCAGTGACACAAGGGGCCGACCAGTTGCCCCGGTTTTCAGCCGTGTTGATCAGCCCGAACACAAGCCTCAAGTGCTCCGCACCGTGTTTATTCAGCAGCGTCTGACAGGTTCGTCTGGCCTTGGATTGGTGCCGTCCTGAGATCCGCTTGGTGTGCGTGACAAAATGCACCCCATATTCCGCAGCGATCCTGTCCACTATTCCGCCTGATGCCATCAAGTGGTTTCCTTCTTTGGTCCGTTCTTTTGCCCCAGCGCGCTGAATGCAGCTTCCGCCCGCTCGCGCGCTGACGAAGGACGCCTCCTAAATTGTTCTCTATTTGTTCCTACAAATTTGCTGCGCCTTTCGCTTTGCCGATGGCTTTCGCCACGCGTGACCGATGAAACACTTGTGCTGCGTTGCTTGAGATGCCGCAGCTCAAGCGTCAGCAGCCTCGTTCGCGCCTTTTCAAGTGCAAACTCATCCTCAAGTCTTGCGTCCGGCCGCTCCGCCCTGATCCTCAAATGCGCGACTTTTGCACGGGCTGCATCGATTTGATCCCTAAGCTCGCTCATCGCCGCCCCCCCCAATCACCTCGGCACATAGGGCACTTGTCGCCTGCGCCTCCGGATCGGTCGAAAGCCGGGTCGATTTCATTGCAGTTTTCATTGTGCTTCCCTGAACATACTCTTTACACGAGTAATTCGTACGCTTATTGCGTATATACGTCAAGATGGATTTCAGCTAAATTGTATGTTATTGCGTACGCCATCACGAACAAACGACCTCAGCGAGCATGAGTGAAATTGAACAATCCGCTGTCTCAAAACAGCTTGTCGACCTGAAGGACAGAAGCGGCTTATCCATTCGCGCGATCGCTCGCGAAATGGGCTATCAGAACGCTTCGTCCATTCAGCGCTATTTCAGTCAGGACTTTTCAAAACCTGCCCTGCCTTCGGACTTTGTTGCAAAGCTGCTGCCCGTTCTCGTCGGAAAGGGTGAGCATCCGATCACGCGCGAAGATATACTGGCGCTTGCCCCGGATTCCATAACCGATCTGGAGGCTGCAAGCACGCCTGCAAGAGCTGCACAGGCCCTGGAAATCAAGGGGCAGGTTGCTGCCGGTCTTTGGATGGAGGCTGGCCTTTTTGAAACGGACGCAACAAAAAGGGCGACACTTTCCGGTGATCTGAGATTTCCTCCAGAGAGCCAATATCTTTTAGAAATCAATGGCGAAAGTCTCAATCGAATTGCGCGCAATGGCGATTTCATTCTGTGTCTGGACTTCATGGAAGCCGGTATCGAAATCAAGTCAGGTGATCTTGTCGTGGTGGAACGCTCTCGTGATGGCGGACATACGATCGAACGCACCGCAAAACGTATCTTGCGTCACAATGGTCAGATTGAACTTCATCCTGAATCGGACGATCCTCGGTTCCAGGAACCGGTGGTTTATAACGAGCATGATGAGGAAGCCACAGAAGTCCGCATCATTGCAAAGATACTGAGCGTAATCCGTCAAATCGTCTAACGATCTTATATGACGTCGCTGTATCGACGCATGAAAACGTGCTGAATTATGCGCTTCGATTTGGCGCAATACTTTATGTATCGCGGTCGAACGAAGCTCCTTATCTTTCTACGTATCAGGCATACATCCAGATGCAATTTGCTTGAAATGTACGCAATATGCGTATACGTTGATTGCGTATTAACATACTGGAGGTTTTTGAATGGCGCTGAACTTGGATCGATCATACTTTTCCGTCGTCTGCGATCTCGGCAATTGTCTCTATACGCCCGAACGAGAGCTTGAGGAAATGAGCCTCACGAAGCTCATTGAAGACGTTCGAGGCGGTCAATTGGAAAACATCATTGCAATATTCGAATTCAATCCGGAAGAAGGTTGGTGCAACGACATCACTGATGCCGTGCTGTCAGATGCATGCCCGGAACCTGGACAAAAGACCGGACAAGGCGGTACCTGGTCCGACTATTCAGACGAGCTGATCGATGGAAAGCGCGCTGGCGTCCAACTCCTTGCAGCCGCATGA